ATCTGTTAGTTTGCCGTTAGGTACGTCTGCACCGATTAAGATGAATGCCACTTCTGGCACGTATGCTACGGTATTGAATGGTTCAAATACGACCGTTGGTCTGGCGGCTGCTACAGCTAATGGTTATCGTGTGCTGACTGAATTTCCGACTATTGGTACCCCAAATAGTCCGTTGTTCGCGGATTTGTCATCTGCTACAGCAGCGACTATCAATCAGTTACGTCAGTCTTTCCAGATTCAGAAACTTCTTGAAAGGGATGCCCGTGGCGGTACACGTTACACTGAAATTATTCGTGCTCACTTTGGGGTTATTAGCCCGGATGCTCGTTTGCAGCGTCCTGAGTACCTTGGCGGTGGTTCTGCTCCCATTACTGTTAATCCCATCGCCCAGACGTCTGGTACGGCGGCCTCTGGCACTACTACTCCTTTGGGTAGTCTCGCAGCTATGGGCACTGGACTCGCCCATGGTCATGGATTTACACAATCGTTTACGGAGCATGGTGTAATTATTGGTTTGGTGTCTGTTCGTGCAGACCTGACTTATCAGCAGGGTTTGCGTAAGATGTGGAGTCGTTCAACTAGATACGACTTTTATTTTCCGGCGTTCGCTCATTTGGGCGAACAGGCGGTTCTTAACAAAGAGATTTTTGTTACCGGTGCGGCTGCAGATAACGACGTTTTTGGATATCAAGAGCGTTGGGCGGAATATCGGTATAACCCGTCACAGATCACGGGTCTCTTTAAGTCGACGTCGGCAGGTACGATCGACCAATGGCATTTAGCCCAGCGGTTTACGTCGTTGCCTACGTTGAATTCTACGTTTATTCAGGATACTCCCCCTGTTTCTCGTGTTGTTGCTGTTGGTGCTGCTGCTAATGGTCAGCAGTTTTTACTTGACACTTTTTTCGACATTAAAGCTGTGCGTCCGATGCCGTTGTATAGTGTTCCAGGTCTAATTGATCATTTCTGATGAATTGGTTTAATTCGGTAATAGCGCTACTGGGTATTTTCACGGTAGCGCTTCTTATCTACACCTTTTTGTTGAGGTTGTGATGCCGTTACCCGGTATAAATGTTACTGGAAGTTCTCCGTTTATGTTATCTAACCCGGCTGCCATGCTTGGCATGGGTTTGTTAGGTTTTCTTGGTGGTGAGAGAGCAAATTCTGCTACACAGGCTTCCAGTCGTGAGCAGATGGCTTTTCAAGAGAGAATGTCTAATACTTCATACCAGCGTGCGGTTGGTGACTTGCAACAAGCTGGTTTGAATCCTATGTTGGCGTATAGCAATCCTGCAAGTAGTCCGCAGGGTGCGAGTTATCAGGCTCAAAATACTTTAGAGTCTGGCGCAGCTAATGCTGCAAGGTCGATTCAGATGCAATTGATGAAAGATCAATCTGAAGCAACTGCCGCTCAAGGTGATTTGGCAAATCAGCAAGCGCAGAAGGTTGCATCTGAGAAAGAAGGTGTTGATACTGACAATTTGCTTAAAAAACTTGCTCATAAGAAGGAATTAGAGCAAGTGCCTTTTTATGCTGGTTCAGCGGCTGCTGGTTTTACTAAGCAGATTGGTGATATTAATTTGCTTAGTTCGCAAATTAATCAGAATATTCAGGCTATTGAGACTGGTAAGGCTAATGAGTCGCAGTTGCGAGCATTGGCAAAAAATTTGGGTCAGATAACTACAAATTTGAAGTTGGACGAGAAGGAAAAGCGAGCGCTTTCGGAATTTTGGGAAAAATTGCCTGAAGCGCAGTACGGCAAACAGTTGTTGCCGATGTTGCAATTATTGAAAGGGATATTTGGAAAATGAAACCGCCATTTTTGCGTACTCCGTACAATTATGATCGTGATGTTGCTTCTGATGAGTCAGGTCTTGCCTGTGCTGATCCTACTATGGCTCAGCAGCAGTTTAGGGATGAAGCTGACATTAATACAATTTTGGAGCGTTTTGGTCGTACAGGCGAAGTTATCGTGCCTGTTCGTGCTCCTGAGTTTGGTGATTTCTCGGGCGTTGATGACTATCACGCCGCTATGAATATGATTATTGAAGCGCAAAGCGCTTTTGACGCGCTTCCAGCGCGTATACGTAGTAAGTTTGACAACGATGCTGGGGCATTCGTTGATTTTGTTATGGATGAAAGTAATCGCGATGAAGCGATTGAATTGGGGCTGATTGAAGCCCCTAAAGCCATCGTAACGATGGCTGATGTAGGTGCCGAAGGCACCGCCTAGCACAGTGGTTTACTTGATGTAACTGTGCTAGGTGACACCAACCCCCAGAAGGAGTATATTTATGATGAAGCCTCTAAGTCGTAAGCCGGTTAATAAGTACCGTTCAGCGAAGCGTTTTAAGGGTCATGTTCGTACTACTAAGTCAGCCAATATGAATTTGAATCCAATGCGTGGCGGCTGGCGGTTGTGAGATGCCTTGTTTTAAGCCTCTGAAGGCTTATCAGTGCGCAGATCGCTCTATAGTTTTTGCAGAGTTAAAGCGTAGTGACATTGTTAAGTCGTTGGAATTGCCTTGTGGTCAGTGTGTTGGTTGTCGTTTAGAGAGAAGTCGTCAGTGGGCTGTTCGTTGTATGCACGAAGCCAGTTTGTATAAAAACAACTGTTTTCTTACTTTGACATATGCGGATGAGCATTTACCTGATGACTACTCTCTTCACTATGAGGACTATCAGAAGTTCATGAAACGCTTTAGAAAGCGTTTCAAGGGTCTGGAGCCGGCAGCGTACGCGGAGTCTCAAGACAAGTTTCCAATTAGGTTTTATATGGCAGGTGAGTATGGAGAGCAGTTTGGTCGGCCCCATTTTCATGCTTGTATTTTTAACTTTGATTTTGAGGATAAGTATCTTTGGCAGAAGACAGATTCAGGTTCTAAGATTTATCGTTCTGCAGTCCTCGAAGAGTTATGGCCGTTTGGCCATTCCAGTATTGGAGAAGTTAATTTTCAGTCTGCCGCTTATGTTGCTCGTTATATTATGAAGAAGGTAACAGGTGGTATGGCAGATCAGCATTATGAAGAAGTTAACATTTCTACTGGAGAGATTACTAGTCGTAGACCCGAATTCAACAAGATGTCGTTGAAGCCTGGTATTGGTTACGATTGGTATAAGCGTTATAAAACGGATGTGTATCCACACGATTACGTGGTTGTTAATGGTAAGAAGGTGAAGCCACCGAAGTTTTATGACAAGAAGTACGCGGATGACCATCCGTGGGAATTTGACCAGATCGTATGGGAGCGTGAGAAGGCGGCTCGTTTACGTTTGGAAGATAATTCGGATGAGCGTTTAGCGGCTAAAGAAGCGGTGACTGTTGCTACATTGAAAAGGTTGCCTCGTAAACTTAAGTAAAGGGGAAGTTATGATTCAAGTAATTGTTGCAATTAAAGATAGAGCTGCAGATGCTTTTATGCGCCCTTGGTTTGTTCCTACTCCTGCTATGGCAGTGCGTAGTTTTATGGATGAAGTTCAGCGTGATTCTGCTGATAATCAGCTTTTTCACCATTCTGATGATTTTGACCTTTACGAAATCGGTTTTTTCGATGATAGTACTGGTCGTATAGAGAGCCATGATGATATGAAGGTTCTTATGCTCGGTAAGCAAGCTAAGTCCTAACTCTCTGGTTTTGACCTTAAACCTCCCTCGCCGACTGTAGTTTAGTCGGTGAGGAACACGCGAAGCGTGTATGACTTGGAGATGATATGCATCGCAATAAGTCGGTGGACATGCACAAGTTTGCCATGATCCCCAAAGCCGATATTCCTCGATCGGCGTTCAAGATTCAGAAAACCCACAAGACTACTTTTGATGCTGGTTTTCTCGTTCCTATTTATGTAGACGAAGTTCTTCCCGGTGATACGTTTAATTTGAAGATGACGGCATTTGCCCGTCTCGCTACTCCCATCACACCAGTGATGGACAATATGCATTTGGATAGTTTTTTCTTTTTTGTTCCCAATCGTTTGGTTTGGGACAATTGGCAGCGTTTTATGGGTGAGCAGCCCAATCCCGGTGATTCGATTAGTTTTTTAGTGCCCCAACAGGTTTCTCCGGCGAGTGGTTACGCAGTGGGTAGTCTACAGGATTACATGGGACTCCCCACCGTGGGTCAGGTAGGTGCGGGTAATACCGTCTCCCACTGCGCTTTTTTCACACGTGCTTATAATTTGATTTGGAACGAATGGTTTCGTGATCAGAATTTGCAGACTGCAGCTGTGGTAGACAAGGGCAATGGCCCTGACGCTGCGGCAGCTACCAATTATTCATTGAAGCGCCGCGGCAAGCGTCATGATTATTTTACGTCTGCTCTTCCTTGGCCTCAGAAGGGTCAATCTGTTAGTTTGCCGTTAGGTACGTCTGCACCGATTAAGATGAATGCCACTTCTGGCACGTATGCTACGGTATTGAATGGTTCAAATACGACCGTTGGTCTGGCGGCTGCTACAGCTAATG